GTCTGACGGCTAACGTCGCTCACAGGGCGTTTTAGAGGCCTTCTCGAGCGTGTTAGGGTTGGCACGGTATGTGCTTACGCTGATCTGCCTGAATTCTGTGTGATAGTTCACAATGTTGTGCATGTTGGCACGGTGTGTGCTTGTCCATGTAGCTGACCGCTCGCTTATCCCAGCGGGTGCCTTTGTAGTCAGGCCCTTGTAGTCAGGCCCTTGCAGGTAGGCCCTTGCAGTCAGGCCCTTGCAGGTAGGCCCATGGCCAAGCCCTAGCACTACACGGTCACAGCATAGGGCCCCTATAGATTGTCCACAGCGGCACCCACACTGCCCCTCCCCTGTCCAGTTTTCCACGCAGTACCTTACGCACCTGCATGGTGCACCTGCATGGCTAGCAATAAGTGTGCCAATCGGCCCGAAAAGCCCCACACCCCGCATGGTTGCGCCATCGGAGCCGAAAAGACACCCACGGGGGGGCCTGTTGGTACGTGTGGAACGGTGTGGTAGGCTCCTCCGTTTGCAAAGAGTAACTTTTGGGTCCAAGTGGGAACTTATTGGCACACCTAGCGACCCTATGCAGACCCTAAAAAGACCAATACTATCAAAGACTTAGCTATATAGCCCCACAGAGGCGAAATAGAAGCCCAACCAGCCCACTGTGTGACTATATGGGGACCTTAGAACTGCACATATATGGACGTAGTAGAGACCGTGAAGTGAGCTTACCTGCCGCCTAGTTGGCTATATGGGTACTCATTTGACAAATCCCTAAAAAAATGCTACAATAAAACCGTATTATAGGTACTATATAGGACAAGGCAGAGAGACATCAGCGACCTCTCTCCTCTACACCCTCTCAGAGTGACTCAAGCGATACGCCAACAGCGACATCATCTATCGACTCCCTCTGAGAAGACAACATCATCCAAGTTAAATCCCGCAGGGGACTATAGAGTAGGAGATTTATTGTGTCTAAGAAAGTAGGTAGGCCGTCAAACAAGGAGTTGGCGTCTACAGGTGAATTGTCGAAGAGACAGCAGGCGGCGGCGCTTAAGGATTTTAGGTCTCGCTTATTGCTGAATCCGAAATCGCCTAAGTTAATAGAAAAGCTGTTTGAGACGGCGTTAGATGACGACCACAAGAACCAAAGTGTCGCCATGAAAATCCTCTCTGACCGTCTACTCCCAGTCGCAGGCTTTACTGCTGACGGGAAACAGCAGGCTTCGGTCTCTATTAACATCTCCGGCCTCGGACAAGAGACGGCTGGGGTTACAATTGAAGGTATTAACGAGGCGGAGGACGCAGACTACGATGAGTGAGCTACGTTACTTCACCTTAGATGAATTCGACTGCCAACACACTGGCGCGAATGAGATGGACATGGAGTTTCTACGTCGTCTAGACGCTCTGAGAGACGCCTGCGGATTCCCCTTCCGCATCACCTCAGGCTACCGTGATCCGTCTCACCCTATTGAGGCTAAAAAGAAGAAGAGCGGCACCCACTCACAAGGTATAGCCGCTGACATCGCAGTTGCCGACGGCGCCCAGCGACGTATCCTTGTTGCACAGGCTCTCCGACTCGGCTTTGGTGGTGTAGGAGTTGCGCGGACGTTTATCCACGTCGATACGCGGGACACTACCCCCGTTCTTTGGCTGTACCACTAATGGCGAGCCTTAATTTTAGCCTAACACCTTGGCAGGAAGAGGTGTTTAAAGATCAGTCCCGATTCAAAGTGATCGCGGCGGGCAGACGTACAGGTAAGTCCTATATGTCTGCGGTAAGCCTTATCGTTAATGCCCTGAACGGCAAAGACGGTAAGGTTTTTTACGTTGCGCCTACGCAAGGGATGGCAAAGGACGTTATGTGGGACCTTTTGTTCGACTTAGCGGGTGAAATCATCGAAGGAAGTAACGTAAATAACCTCACAATCACCCTCGCAGGCGGTAATAACATCTATTTAAAGGGTGCAGACAGGCCAGATACGATGCGTGGTGTGTCCCTAAAACACTGCGTTTTGGACGAATATGCGTTCATGAAATCGGGCGTTTGGGACACTATTTTGCGTCCTGCGCTGTCAGATAAGAAGGGAAGCGCTATATTTATCTCCACACCGGAGGGGCGTAACCACTTCTATGACGTGTATATGGGTGCACATAGCGGTGCATGGAACGGTTGGAATGCTTGGACGTTTACATCGCTAGATAACCCCTTTCTTGACCCTGAGGAGGTAAAACACGCCGAAAGCACACTACCTCGCTGGGCGTTCGTACAGGAGTACATGGCGAGCTTTGACGCACAGGGTAGCGAATACTTCGACCCTGAGGAGTTTATCTACTACGAAGACAAGCCTCAAGTAGCAGGGGATTACTACATAGCTTGTGACTTGGCTGGCTTTGAGAATGACAGAGGTGCAAAGACTAAGCGGCGGGATAACTCCGCTGTAGCTGTAGTGTTTGTCACCGACGAAGGTACATGGTTTGTAGAAGACATACAATACGGGAGGTGGACGCTAGATGAGACCGCAGAGACTATCTTTAAGGCTGTGGCAGAGTATAGACCGGTCAGTGTGGGTATCGAGAAAGGTATTGCACAGCAGGCCGTTATGGGTCCCCTATCCGACATTATGCGACGGACTCACCGTTCTTTTCGCATTGAGCTTCTGAGCCACGGAAACCAGAAGAAGCAGGACCGCATACTCTGGGCTTTACAAGGACGGTTCGAACATGGTAAAATACGTATTAGACGAGCTGACTGGAATGCGGCTTTTATTGATGAGGCCTCTGCGTTCCCGTCACAGCTAGTACATGACGATTTATTAGATGCTGTATCATACGTTGACCAGATGGCGATTGTTCCCTATCTGTCCGGTAACGAAATGCAAGACGACTGGGAACCTACAGACGCTTTCGCGGGGTACTAAATGAGTGAAGATATTTTCAATGGGGAGTTCGATGGTACGTCCTACGAGGGCGAACTAGGCGAATGGGTGATCGCTAAGTGCGAAGACTGGAGACGGCACTACGAGTCTAACTACTCGGAGAAGCATGACGAATACATGCGCCTCTACCGTAACAAGTGGGCTTCAGAAGACCGTGTACGCGAGTCAGAGCGCTCTAAGCTCATCGCTCCTGCTTTGGCGCAGGCCGTAGAGTCTAACGTCGCAGAAGTAGAAGAAGCTACCTTTGGCCGTGGCAAGATCTTTGACATTCAAGACAACTACGGTGATCAGGACTCATCGGACATCGAGTACCTCCGCAACAAGCTCCATGAAGACTTCGAGATGGCCCGCATCCGCTCTGCTGTATCTGAGTGCTTGGTTAACTCTGCCGTATACGGTACAGGCATTGGCGAGATCGTCATCGAAGAAAAGAAGGTTTTAACCCCAGCGACACGTCCTCTGATGGACGGCGCTATGAGCCAAGTAGGCGTAGAAGAGACTTACCGCCCGCTTGTTAAGATTAACCCTATTCAGCCCCGTAACTTCCTTATCGACCCTAACGCTTCATGTGTCGATGAGGCTCTTGGCGTAGCTATCGACGAGTTCGTAAGCCGCCACACTGTAGAGCAGTTACAGGAGCAGGGCGTCTACCGTGACGACGTATACGTTGGTGATGCCGCCGCTGATACCGAAATTGAGAACGACCCCGAGCTAAGCAGTCACCCTACTGATCGCGTCCGGTTGCTCAAATACTATGGTCTTGTCCCTCGCGGTTACTTACTTGCTGAGGGCGTTGACGAAGAAGAAATCGACGGCGACAGCGAGTACGTTGAAGCAGTCGTGGTCATCGCCAACGAAAGCACTGTACTGAAGGCAATCCCTTCACCTTACATGTGCCAAGACCGCCCCATAATCGCATTCTCTTGGGATATTGTCCCTAGCACCTTCTGGGGCCGTGGAGTATGTGAGAAAGGTTACATGAGCCAGAAGGCACTAGACACAGAGCTACGCGCTCGTATCGACGCTCTAGCGCTGACTACTCACCCAATGATCGCTATGGACGCTACACGCATCCCACGCGGTCACAAGATGGAGATTCGCCCGGGGCGTGTCCTCCTTACCAACGGCGCTCCACAAGAAAGCATCATGCCGTTCAACTTCGGTCAACTCAATCAGGTTAGCTTCGCTCAAGGCCAACAGCTTCAGCAGATGGTGTCGCAGGCGACTGGCTCCGGTGAGATGTCACAGGGCATGGTACAGAATGACGTAACCGCCGCTGGCATGTCTATGTCACAAGGCGCGCTCGTTAAGCGACAAAAGCGTACCCTGCTTAACTTCCAAGAAAACTTCCTTATCCCGCTAGTTCGCAAGGCCGCTTACCGCTACATGCAGTTCGACCCTGATAACTACCCAGTTAAGGATTACACTTTCGTACCGTTTAGTTCTCTAGGTGCTATGGCTCGTGAGTACGAAGTCGCACAGCTTTCGCAGATCCTACAGGTTATCCCTGCGGACTCTCCTGCACACGGCGCTGTAGTAACTTCTATTATTGATCACCTCAACGTAGGCAACCGCGACGAAATCGTAGCGGCTATCGAAGCAGGTAATCAGCCTAACCCACAACAGCAACAGATGGCACAGCAGAAGATGCAACAAGAGATGGCGATCACTCAAGGTCAGGTCCAGCTTCTTAACGCACAAGCCGCTGAGTCTAACTCACGCGCTCAAAAGTACAACACAGAGGCACAGCTTGCTCCTACAGAGCTTACGCTCAAGTACAGCGATCAGAACAATGACGGTGCTATGGACAGGGACTTTGACAAGAAGGTTAAGGCCGCTGAGCTACTCCTCAAAGAACGCGACATCGCTGTTAAGGAAAAGAGCGTGGAGCCAGACCCTAACGCACAGGCCAAGCAACAAGCTGAAGCAGAACTTATGCGTCAACTGAGCGGTCAGTAATGGATAACCTAACGCTACTGGCGCTCATCAAAGACCTTAAGGATAAGGTTGAGCGTACAGAGAAACTCGAAGGGCCGCAAGGCCCTGTCGGACCCCAAGGCGAAAAAGGCGCTGATGGGATACAAGGCTTACGAGGCCCTGCCGGTGAAAGAGGCTCAGACGGCCTAGAAGGACCTCAGGGACCTGCTGGACTCGACGGTGAGGATGGACGTGGCGTTGAGAGCGTCTCACAGGCCGCTGACGGCGATTTAATCGTAAAGTATACCGATGGTACCGAGGATGTCATAGAATCCCCTGTAGGGCTTTCTACGGCCTCTGAGGGCCCTACAATAATTAATATGCAACAAGCGGCGCGTCCGGCTCCCTCAGATAGCGGCTACGAGTTCACAGGCGGTTTCGCTGAGCGGACTACAGGACAGTCCGGCGCTAACGACTTAGGCTCTAACGTACAATATACACAAGCACAGGCTGACGCAGGTGTTTGGAAGCGCTTCGGCTTTAGCTCTGCACAGCAGATTGCCAACGATGTCGAATACTGGGGCGAGACACGGAGCGGTTTCGACCAGTCTAAGGGGCTTATGGGTGGTCTTAACATGCCTAGCGGTTTCGACAACATGTTTCTTTTCGACGACACTGCTCTTGCATCCGCAGTGACTACTGGCGACCTCCAGTACACAGCGGCTAACGGATCTTACGACTTCAGTGACTGCAAGCAGGGTGATCGAGTACTAGTACGTTTCAGCTTCAACGTCGTACCTCAGGTGGCTAACACTACCCTAGAGGTAGGTCTTATCTTTGCTACCCGCGACGAAAACGACGCTGTGACTTTTACGTTCCCCCTAACTGCACAGCCTATCTTTTACGGTACGGGTACTCAGGGACAGGCATACCTAAATCGAGTCGAGATTTCCGCCTACGTCGCATCGCCCGAAGACATCAACGCTCGTGCCCTTCCTGCCATCCGCGCAGACAACCCAATACTCATCCAGCCTCTGACAACTCTTTACACGGTGGTACGATAATGGCTATTAGAATCACTCGAAACGAAGCGGCTAACTGCATCAACTTTGTCGGTTCTACAAATCCTGCTTACTTTAACGCCTGTTTGAGCGCCGAAATTAACTCTGAGGATGGCAACCGAATAGACATTATTAACGATATTCGGACACAGACAGACGGCACCACCGCTTACGAGTTCTACGCTGTTTTGTATACGGACTTTGCAGATAAGGACGGAACCGCATTCGCTAATGCACAGGCGGCTGTTGACTACATCAATGAAAACGCCAACGTCGCAAACAACACGGGCCGCTTCCTATTGTCCGCTACTGACTCTATTGATTTCACAACAGATCAGACTGAAACGACTGTTTTGTTGGACAACGGGGACGCATACGCGGTTAACTCCATAAGGGCGGTAGCTAACGACGAAGGCCATATCGACATAATAAAACACAGTGTTGATGTCATTATCTATTCTGGTCTACGCCTAGCCAATGCCAGCATCGACGGGACTTCTGTAACGCAGACGCTTGCCACGGCGGTTAACGAGCTTAATTCGCTTTTCTCGCACTCAGGTGGGGCCAGCGGAGACGCTCCTGTTATCACCTCCGCAACCACTGTTAACTTAACAGCAGGCGACACGCTAAACTACGAGCTTGTTGCCACGAACGGCGTAGGCTACGAATGGTCTAACTTACCCAGCGGCGTGACAACGGTTGATGGAAATATCAGAAAGCTGATAGGCGGCTCTACCCTTGCTTCAGGCACTTATAACATAACTGCAAAGGCTATCAACTACTTTGGCGAGGACACAGAAACCATCTCGCTAGTTGTGGCGGCTCCTGCGTTTTCAAACACCAAAAGCGTAAACTTTCAAAACCAAGACTGGTTAGGCGCTAACGCCGCTCTTCTCGGACCTACTTTGGGGAGGACAGGCAACGGGAGCGGTTCAGGAGATTCTTGGACAATACATGTTTGGCTTAAAGGCAGTACCAGCACCAGTAACGGTCAAACTATTTTTTACTTTGGGGATAACGACACAACCAACGGCGGTCATCTGTATTTGCGCTACCAAGGCGGAAACAACCGACTACGCTTCAGGTATGGCTCCGGTAATAACTATTTAAATTTCCACTCTCCAAGCAATACACTTACGGACAACACTTGGCACCACATTGTAGTGGCTTATGATGGAGGCACAACCGGCGCTGGCAGTGCAGAAGTGAATGCCTATTACAGCAGGTTTAGTATCTTTATTGACGGGGTAGACGTAAGCTCCAGCGGAAGTTGGTCACACAGCAACTACGGATGGTCTAGCGCCATCGATGCTGACAACCTCCGTATAGGCAGATATGCGTCTTCTCAGTACCTACAAGACAACTGCCGAGTGGATGAAGTGGCTATATGGAACTCAGACCAGTCCGCCAACATTGCAGACCTCTACAACTCAGGAACTACCCACGACCTTGATCTATTGACAGACTCTCCCAGTCATTGGTGGCGCATGGGCGACGGCGATACATACCCTACAATTGTAGATAACGTAGGAAATGCAGACTTTGTTATGTATAACATGACAGCCTCGGACATCGTAAGCGATGCTCCGTAGATTCAACACTAACTCAAGGAGAATAATTATGGCATGCGGAAAGAAAGGATGTGGATGCAAAGGCAAGAAGTGTAACTGCGGAGCGGGAGGATACAAGTAATGCCCCGCAAAGCAGGTCCCGCTAAGGGTAAGGCCAAGGTAAAAGTTACCGCCAGCGGCAAGAAGGTCAGCTACGGTCAGAAGGGCGCTAAGGTTAAGCCTAACACCAAGAAAGGCGATAGCTACTGCGCTCGGTCTGCTGGGCAGATGAAGAGCCATCCTAAAGCCGCTAAGGACCCTAACAGCCCCCTACGTCTGTCCCGTAAGCGCTGGAAGTGTAAGGGATCTAAAAGCTCTAAGTAGCTTGACGAAACCCAACCCTTCATCGTATAATAGGCACTGAGGCTCGTCAAGGGCCTCTTTCCTTTTACACAGCGCCCTATGGGAGAACGCAATGAACCACGTATCAGTTAAGCAACTAGATCAAGTGCTTACTCAGCTTAATGAGATCCTAGCTAAACTTACTGGCCGTATCGAAACCCTAGAAGACAAAGTTAAGTCTCTAGAGGAAGCGCCAGCCAAGAAAACTACTACACGAGGATCTAAGTAATGAACGAGCAAGAGAAGATTTTTGACGCCGCCCGCGAACTATTCAACACCGAAGGGTGGGCAAATTTCATTAACGACATCGCCAACAACATCCAGTCTATCCGAGTCGAAAACATCGACGATGAGAAGGGCTTCTGGATTGCTAAGGGCCAACTCAATGTACTCCACAGCATCGCTGGTTACGAGAACATGATGAGAGCCGCTGAAGAGCAAGCAGACGAGGATGACGATGAGACAACTGTTTGACGTGAGGTGCCCTTCGGGGCATTTAACTGAAGTGTTTGGCAAGCTCGACGCGGACTACCGGTGCGGTACATGCGACGAACCTGCCAAGCGCATTATAAGCCCGATCAGATGCAAGCTCGAAGGCACCTCTGGGGATTTCCCCGGCGAAGCCATGAAGTGGGCTAAGCGTCATGAGAAGGCCGCTAAGTGTGGGGACAACGACTACTAAGCCGGTCGCCCCATTTAACCTTTACTTCGATAACCCTATATGGACCGAGGAGATCAATGATATGGCTAGAATTGTAGACACCGATGTAACTGAAGCGGAAGACAACCAGACTGACTTCGCTGACTTGAATGAAGAGGCACCTGCTCCAGAACCAGCACCTGCTGAGCCTGTAGAGGAAGCCCCTGTAGAAGAGCCAGAAGAGCAAGAAGACCTTCCAGAGAAGTACAAAGGTAAAAGCGCGGCAGAGTTAGCGCGTATGCACCAGAACCTAGAGCAACTAATGGGTAAGCAATCTTCCGAGGTTGGCGAACTCAGAAAGGCTGTAGACAATTTGGTACAGCAGAACCTAGCTTCACAGCAACAAGCCGCAACTGCACCGGAACCTGAATTCGATGACACAGAGTTCTTTACTAACCCCGCAGAGGCAGTGCGTAAGTTAATCGCACAAGACCCTACGCTTCAAAGTGCTCAGGTAGCCGCCGCTGAGATGTCTAAACAGCAAGCCGCCGCCGCACTGAAGAACGCGCATCCAGATATGGATTCTATCTTAAAGGATAGCTCTTTCCACGACTGGATCAACGCCAGCAAGATCCGAACTGAGATGTTCAAAAAGGCGGATCAACAGTACGACTATGAGCAGGCTAACGAGCTATTTGCGCTTTGGAAAGATCGAGCAAAGGTAGTTAAGCAAACCGAGCGAGTAGAGCGTGTGGCGAAGAAGCAGGAGATTAAGAGGGCATCAACTGGAAGCGCTCGCGCCAACCCAGAGGGGAAGGCAGTAAAGAAGGTCTTTCGTCGTCGAGACATCATTGACCTAATGCAACGAGACCCCAAGCGGTACGAAGCTATGCAAGGCGAGATCATGCAAGCCTACCAAGAAGGTCGAGTTAAATAACCTCGGGGCGTTAATGCCCCACTTCATCCACTATAAGGAAATAGTAAAATGGCACTTGGTACTAACCACGTAACTAACACTACTGCGGCGACTTTCATCCCAGAGATCTGGTCTGATGAAATCATCGCTTCATACGAGAAGTCACTTGTTGTTAAGCCTCTCGTTCGCGCAATGTCTATGTCTGGCAAGAAGGGTGACACTGTTCACATCCCTAAGCCTGATCGTGGCACTGCTTCTGCAAAAGCGGCTGAGACTCAGGTTTCTTTGATCGCTGGCTCTACTAACGAGTTGGTTGTTACTATCGACCAGCACTTCGAGTACAGCCGTCTGATCGAAGACATCACTGACGTTCAAGCTCTTAACAGCCTCCGTTCTTTCTACACTGAAGATGCTGGCTACGCGCTTGCTAACAAGGTTGACGACGCTCTGATCGCTGAAGCGGCTAACTTCACTTCACAGCTTGAGTGTGGCGCTTCTGGCACTGCGGCTTCTGCTGGCACTGCTGTTGCTTTCAACGACGCTTCTTTCCGTGACGCGATCCAAGTCTTGGACGACAACGACGTTCCTATGTCTCAGCGTGTATTCGTTATCCCACCTGCGGTTAAGAACAGCATGCTCGGAATCAGCAACTACATCTCTTCAGACTTCGTAACTGGTCGTCCTGTTGAGAACGGCAAAGTTGGCTCTTTGTACGGTGTTGACATCTACGTTTCAACTAACCTGCCTACAGAGAACACTGACGAGAAAGCCGCTCTGCTTATGCACAAAGACGCTATCGTCTTCGCTGAGCAAGTTGGTGTCCGTGTACAGACTCAGTACAAGCAAGAGTTCCTCGCAGACTTGATGACTGCTGACACTCTCTACGGTGTTGAGACTTACCGCCCAGAGGCTGGTGTAGCTCTCCACTGCGCTATCTAATTAGCGAACCTACAGGGGGCCTTCGGGTCCCCTTTCCCTTATTCCTCTCACCCGCATAGGTTATAAACATGGCAACGATAAAGCTCAAGAATGGCTCAGGCGCTCCCCTCGCCTCTGACTTAGTGCAGGGTGAACCCGCCCTCGATTTAACTAACAAGCGACTGTACACTGAAGATACACTAGGCGCTGTAATCGAAGTAGGCGTAAACCCCACAGAATTAAACGTAACAAACAACATCACTGTAGGCGGTACTGTTGACGGGCGCGACATCGCGACTGACGGTACTAAGCTGGATACAGTAGAGACTAACGCTGACGTAACCGATACAACTAACGTCACAGCCGCTGGTGCCTTGATGGACAGCGAATTGACTAGCGAAGCAAGCGTTAAGGCTTTGGATCAAGGTGTTGCTACTACTGACTCACCTACCTTTGCAGGCCTTACGACTACAGCAGACGTGTCATTCGGCGACAACGACAAGGCTATCTTCGGCGCTGGCCCAGATTTGCGTATTTATCACGACGGGTCAAATAGTTACATTAATGACACAACTGGCACAGGCAACCTATACATTGCATCAAATCAGCTAATTATTAACAACGCCGCTAATAGCGAAAACATGGCGCGTTTTGCTGAAAATGGTGCGGCTACTCTGTACTACGACGGCTCAGCCAAACTAGCCACCACCTCCACAGGCATCGACGTAACGGGTACTGTGACGGCTGATGGTGTCAACACAGACTACACCAACGGTTTTAAAATTTTTGATGGCTCAGAGCTAGAGGCTTCATGGACTCACGTTAACACAACAGGAACAAGCACTCTAAATGTTGGGCGT